AATTATTGTTGTTATAACTATTATAATAAATCTAATGGACAGAATATAATTATACAAAGTAAAGTCCGGCGAATACAATTTATATTGTGCCATTGATATGTCCCAAAGAGATCACTACATAAACAAAGAATATGTAGTTGATTATTCTGGCGACAGATGGTTTTTTAAAAATGGCTCAGCAAAAAATTGTAGAATGATTAAAAATGTTAACTAAAATGGGGACCAAATGAATGAAATAAACTTAATAAAATTAACAAAGAATAATATACCTATGAAAAAGGCTTCGCAACCTTCTATAAAAGGTTTAAAACAAATAATATATTATTTAAAAGAAATAGAAATAAATGCATTGACTTCTAAAGAAAATGTATTTACTATAAAAGAAGCACAAATTTTAAATAATAATCCTGAATATAATAAAAGCAATTGTTTTCCTAATTGTATACTAACATATTATTTAGTTAAACAAAATAAAGATTATGACAGTAACGGTAAAAAATATTTACTCAATGATTACCGCAATGACAGTATAAAAATAATACTTGATATATTAGGATATAAATTAGAAGAACATTTTCTAAAATGGTTAGATAAAAATCCAGCTACATGGGGTAATAGATTTGGTAGTAAAATCTTTGATACTCATTTAGCTTTTGAATCTTATGACTTAAGCGGTCATATAGTTAATAATGGAAGCGAATTTAAACATATAAGATCAAAATTTGAACGCTTATTAGCAATATTAACTAAAAAGAAAGAAATTGAATACTTTCATAGAACAAAAGAAGGAAACAATATTAGATTAAAAGACTTGACTGATAATCATTTGTTACATATAATTAAATTTAACGAAAAAATAGCTAAAGAAGGTATAATAATATCTTACAATTCTTATGATGTTAACAATAACTACTTTCGTGACGAAGAAGTACTAGATTATGACCAATCTTTAGCTAAATTAAATCAAAATCTTTACATACAAGAACTTATTAGAAGAAATTTACTATAAAAAGGTAATAACTATGAAAAACACAATAATAATAAACAATAAACCATACCAAAGCTTAAAAGAAATTGAACAAGGATGTTACTATGATGAATTTAATTCATTTCATTATGGTAGAACTGCTATTAAAATAAAAGAAAATAGAGGCAGTAAATATAAAATATATTTCAAAGACACATTAGAACCATTAATGCTAGATGGAATAAATGAGTTTACATATTTTTATGAAGGTGAATCTATTTTTGAAATAAGAGAGAGTAATAATGATAAATGTAAAGTATTTGATAAGAAAACATTAAAACAATTAAAAATTAGGAATTTACTATAAATTATTATAACTAAAAAGGAGACTAAAATGCCAAAAAAATTAAACCCTAAAATAGATGTTAATCTAATATCTAAAATAGCGGATTTATATCCAAAATTTGACAATATTAAACTAGAAGTATTAAAGTATATGGAAAGTTATTATATTGTATTAAAAATTAGAACAGACCATTGTGAAACTTGTAACAATTCTCACTGGCATATTGACGAAGTTTATGATCATTATACCAGCAACTGGGATAAAGAATTAGGATATACTTTTAAAGACTATAATGAATGGTCTAAACAGTATAACTTAGTATGACTATAGATGAACTATTTATAATATTAATCTATAATATATTAGTTTTATTTATAGTCACAAATTTAGATAAAAGGAGACCAAAATGAAAAATGAACAAATAGTAAATGAGATAAATAACAATATTTTTATTTCGCTCAATGTTAATTATTGCTATTTTAATAAAGAAGTAAAAACAGCTAAAACAGCTAAAACAAAGGTTTATAGAAGCTATGAAGAATTTCTTTTAAGGAAGGATAAGTCAATAAACGGTGTGACTAAATCTTTTCTGAAAGAAAAAGAAATGTCTTTAAACATGGCTATAGAAGACAATCAAAATAATAAAGGTTGTTTTAATTGTTATAGATGTAATAGATGTGATAGTTGTGTTAATTGTATTGATTGTGAAGATTTATACCATTGCAAAGATACATATCATTGCTATGATTCATCACATTTAGATGATTGTTATTGTTGTCAAAGATGCAAACATTGCAAAAGTTGTAATGATTGTTCTGATTTAGAATATCAAATGGGAGTAAATATATATGAGAAATAATAATGATAAAACAACTAGCTATAATTTTAATTTATAACATTGTATTAATAACTATAGTTAGAAACATTAATAAGAATAAATTTTTATTAAGGCTAAAAGACAAAATAACAGTATTTTTATTTTGTTCAATGTTGATTATTGCTATAGCTTTAATTATTGTTATTTTAATAAAGGAATAAAAAATAATAAAACAATTAATATATAAACTTTATTTACATTTAACAAATTTAGATAAAAGGAGACCAAAATGAATGATATAACTTTAAAGCAACCTTCTGAAAAAGGTTTAGAACAACTAATACAAGACCTAAAAGAAATAGAAACATTAGCTTGTAGAAAAGGTGCATTTGATATGGATGAACCGCGGGTTTTGTGTAATAAAGATGACTATTATGGATACAATTCTTGTGATGTATATGAGTGCAATACTGTACATTGCTTTGCTGGTTGGATAATGGCACATCATATTAATAAGAAAAATAGTGAATTTAAGGACAATTTCTATAATTATTGTACTGGTATTGAAATAATATGTAAAATGCTAGGATATAATGATTTTAATCAGCTTTTAGACTGGGCAGATAAAAATCCAGCTATATGGGGTAATACAAATGGCAGAAATATGTTTACAACATATTCAGCATTTGAGTCATATGATTTAGATAGCAATATGATTAATAGTGGATATAACTTTATGCATATAAGAATAAAATTTGAAAATGTTAAAGCTAAACTATACAACTAAAGGAGAAATAAAATGAAAAATGAACTAATAGCAAGCGAAATAAACGAAATAATTAATATTTGCCATAAACAAGCTGTAAATTTAGGATGGTGGACAGATTTAAATACAAACGAAAAAACAAAAAGAAATAAAGGAGAACTAATAGCACTAATGCATAGTGAGTTATCTGAATGTTTAGAAGGAATAAGAAAAGATATTAATGATCAACACTTACCACATAGGAAGTCTGAGGAAGTAGAACTTGCAGATGCTATAATAAGAATATTTGATTACGCAGGAGCTTATGGTCTTGATTTAGGAAATGCAGTATTAGAAAAATTACAGTATAACAGAAATAGATTAGATCATAAGGTAAAAAATAGGGTTAAAGAAAATGGTAAAAAATTTTAAATAACTAAAAAGGAGAAATAATATGTACACAATAGAAGTAATATATCAAAACAGTTATAACAATCAAGGTTATACATACAAAGTTGATAATAGAGTAAAAGTAGTTGCAGGTGATATTGTAGTCGTGCCTGTAAGTGAAGATTATATCTTCAAAGTAGCAAAAGTTAAAGAAGTGCACGATAAACCTAAACTTAAAGACAATATAAAATATAGATATATAGTCGCAAAAGTAGATATGAGTGTATACTACTCATTGATTAAAATTGAAAGTAGTGATTATATAACTGATGACATAAAATCTATAGTAGATGATATGCAACAAATGAATAAAAAATACTTAGAATTAGAACAATTAGCAGATTTTTATGAAGCTAGAGAGGGTTTTTCAACACCCTATGAAGATGATCTTTACGATATATTACATCATTGGGCAATTAAGCAACCTGAAATTCAGCGAGTAGTAGACAAAGACTTCATACAACCACGGCTAATGTTTAAATGTATGGTTACTGATAGTGATATAACATATGATGTTAACAAAGAAGAGGATTAATTATGGCAAGACCAATGATATTAATGAAAGAAAACTTATTAGCTGTATTACATAATAAACATAAAGAAGGTGTTAAATATGATACTTTGATAAAGAATTATAATTTAAAAATAACAGGCCCAACATTAAAAAAACTTATAAAATATTATGAAATAATGCTAAAAAACGAAGGCGAGGTTAAAACAACTGTATGCAATAGTCTGTTCCCAGATTGGTTAGTTTATAATACTATAAAAGAAGATGTCCAACATCAACCAACTGGATGGATATACGATGGTAATATGCCATTAGGCGTATGGAAAGAAAATAAGAGGTAATATATGATACTACAGCAATTTATAGATGCTGGGTGGTATACTGTGCCTCTTAAAGGGCAATTAAAAAGAACTGAAACAGGTAAAAAAACTTTACCTATATTTGAGTCTAATTGGCGACAAGTATATAAAAATAAATTTAATGATAAAGCAGTTCTTTTAGGCGGAGCATTGACAGGAGCAATAAGTGGTATAGTAGCTATTGATTGTGACAATGACAATACCTATAAAGTATTTAAAGCATTAGACCCAGAGTATAACTTTCATTTAATAAGTATAGGTAAGCCAGAAGGTGGCGGCACTATAATATATAAATACAGCAATGATTTAGCTACATTTAGTTTAGCAGATGGTTCATTTGCTTTAGATTTCTATGCTGATGATGGTTTTATATATTTACCCACAGAAGATAACTATACAAAAGAACCTTGGAGATATGATAAAATACCAGAACTAAAAGAAGTACCTGAACCAATTAAAGCATTATTAAAAACTTTAATAAAAAAGCAAACAATCAAAAAAGTAGGCACTGCACATAATAGCCCTACTATATCTAATAGATTAGCTCCAATGCTAAAAGAATTTGTTAAAGACAAACAATACACACCTGTTTTGTTCAAAATAATAACTCCTAAAGCATTTAGAGATTTACCTAAATATGTAAGACAAGGACATTTACACCCTGAAGATGTACCATTAGGTAGAGGCTCTGAATATTTATCTAAAATATCAGCGATATTAGGAGCTGATATAAGTGTTAGTAGAGAGTTATATCAAAATTCAATGCAAACCATAAACAATTTATGGTCAAAGCCATTAGATATTAAAAGACTTAGAGCTACTATTATTAATCCTATGATAGAAGAAAAAGTATTAATAGATAATAAAATTATCTGGCAATATGATAAACATTGGGAAAAGATGGGCTTTATAGCTACCGCTATGAATGGTGAATATATTGAAAGTTTTTTTGATGATGTCAAATCAGTTTATTACCTTATAAATTATACTGCACCGTATGTTAAAACATTCAGTGACAAAAGGCCTTGTATAACAACACTTAAGACATTGACAGGCAAGTCTATAACTGAAACTCAATATGATACAGTTAAAAAATTAATAAGAACTAAACTAGACCCATCAAAAGAATTTGGGCATATAATAGGTTCAGATGAATTTAACTTATTTAGGCAAACACCTGAATTAGATGTTTTAAATTACCCAGATGCATATGCTTTACAATATAAAAGACCATTGACAATAATAAAATACATAGAAACCTTGATACCTGACGATTTTATGAGGTCCTATATATTATCATTTATAAAAACTAAACTAACAACATTTAGATATTCACCTATTATAATATATTTTATTGGAGCCCACGGCTCAGGCAAGGATACATTTGTAAGTATCTTAAGTAGAATATTAGGTATGGATTATATAACTAAGCCAGATACAAGAGTGTTTTTAGAGCAATATAATGGTTGGTTATTAGATAAATATTTTATACAGCTTGATGAGTATGGCAATAAATTGTCAAGAGCCGCTGATAAGCAAGAAGTATTAGGTAAAATAAAGTCATATAGCGGGTCATCTAAAATACAGATAAGAGCTATGAGACAAGACGGCTTTAACTATAACCATTCTTTAACTATAATACTAACTGCTAATAGCAATCCAATACCATTAGAAACTGAAGATAGAAGAATAGCTTTTGTTAAGACACCTAATAGACTTGACAAACAAAGTTGGGTAAGTGAAATAGGAGGGATAACTGCAGTTATCAATAATATAGAAAAAGAAACTATGGATTTTTGTTACTACTTAGCTACTGAAGTTAAAAATCTACACGATGACGATTATGTAGTAGCACCTGAAACTAGTGATAAAGAACAGTTGATTATAGATAGTATGCCTGCTTACCAACAAATATTATATTTTATATCTCATAGTCAATATGATAAACTTGAAGATATGGCTATTGAAAATGGCGTAAAAGACTTTACAGAAGGCTGGAATGTAGGTAGAATTATGCATACTAAATTAGCAGAACTGTATGATGTTATCACCGAAGGGCAAGGCAATGCTAGGATGTTGGTTAAAGCTTTGAAAGATGCTGGTATAAATAGAAGTCATACAACTAAAAAAGGTAAGAATTGCTTTTTTTATTTTTTATTTGATTTACATAAATATAAAGTAAAAATGCCAATATCAGAATTTAGTGAAGTTAATGATGGTGACTTTATAGAACCACAAATTAAAAAACTAGAAGAATGAGCAAAATATTAGATACATTTAAAGTTTTTATAGAGGATAATAAAGCTCCGTATATGTATATAACTGGCGCTGCCGGCACAGGAAAAACTACTAGTTTAAGTGACACTATAGAATATTGCTTAGCTAATGAAATAAAGCATTGTGTATGTGCATATACACATAAAGCAGTAGGTATATTAGCCAGTAAAATGCCTAGAAATACTAATATAGCTACATTACATAGTTTTTTAAAAAAAGTTCCAACTATAGATACTAATGCTATAAAATTAAGATTAATTGAAGGTAATGCTGTAATTGGAAAATCTGAAGATGTAAGTGTTATATTTATAGATGAATTCTCTATGATTGGAAATAAAGATTATGAGGATATACAAGCGTTACAATGGAATGATGATGGTATATTAAAAACTAAAGTAATATTTATTGGCGATTTAAATCAATTACCACCTATAGCTGATGCACAATCAGTAATACCTGAAGGTGAGTATCATATAAAATTAACTAAAATATATAGACAAGATAATAGTAATCCACTATTAAATACATTAACAAAATTAACTAATTATATTAGTGGCGATGAGCCTAAGCCACTAAAAGAACATAGTACTTTTAAAAGAGGAGTAAACTTAATATCTGAGTATAATAAACATACTAGCGCAATAGTATTAGCATATACAAATGAAAGAGTACAAGTTATTAATAGGCTTATAGAAGGTAAATCAGAACTAACTATATACGATAGAGTATTTAGCCCTACAATAAGACGTTATGGTAATATAGCATCTATATTAAGCAGATCTGAAATTACAAATATAACTAAAATAGATAATAAAATTTTAAATAAAGACTCTAAATATAGAACATTAGAAACATTAATTAATTTAGGTATAGATTTTGTTAAAATTGAAGAGGAAAATGAAACTACTTCTGATATACTAATACATAATAGAGCTATAGTATTTGGGCATAAAGATTATCTAAATAAAAGCAAAGAATTAAAAAATAAAGCTATCGATATAAATAAAACTATCGAAAGACAATTTAAATGCAATCCTATTGAATGGAGTATAAATAACAAAGGCCATATGCTAAATAGAAAAAGAGCAAAAGCTTGGAGAGAATTTTTAGCTTTTAATAGTTGTGTTATATGTGTAGATTTTACACACGCTTTGACAGTACATAAATCTCAAGGAAGCACATATGATACAGTACTTATAGATACAGAAGATTTAGCTGTATGTGCTGATAAAAATTATAAATTATATCTGCAATTATTATATGTTGCTATAAGTAGAGCAAGTAAACAAGTGTTTACTAATTAATAAAATTTAGTAACAAAATTTATTCAAAAATTAATTTATATTTATATAAAAATATGATATAATATAATTGTTTAATGATGTTATATTAAACTTTTTTAACTTAAAAGGAGAGCCAAATGGCAGAATTAATAAAAGTAACAACCCCAAATGGGAAATTAATGTGGGTGAATATATCAGGAGTAGGTAAAGTAAACTATAATGAAGATGGCAGAGAATATGTGGCATCTGTACTATTAGACGCAGCTATAGCAAAGCCTTTACTAGAGCAAATAAACTCAGCTTATGAAAATGACCATCAAAAAGATAAAAAACAAAGGTCTTTAGGTTATAAATCTTGCGATGAAGATGGCGCAGCTAATGAGGATGGTAAATACTATAGTTTTAATTTTAAAACAAGCACTACTTATCAAGATGGTAAAAGTAAAAGAATTACTGTTTACAATTCTAAAGCACAAAAAGTAGACTTAGGTGAGGCTAAAATTGGCAACGGCTCTATTGGAGCTATAAGCGGTAGTATGAGATACTACATAAATGGCAAAGAAGATGGTGTTAGTTTATGGCTAAATGCTGTTCAGATAACCAAGTTTGAAGAATATGTAGATGATGCTGGCTTTGAAGAGCAAGGAGATGGTTTCACTGGTATTGAAGATAAAGATACAGGGTTTACTGGCCAACCTGAAAATCCTACTAAAGAAGAGAAACCAAAAAATGCTACTAAACCAAGACTTTAATTTTAAAGTAAATCTATAAGCGAATAGTAAGGGTTGGTCTCCAATCGCTCAAGTAGGTGAGAAGCCTACAACTAAATATAACTAGGAGAAATTATGAGTATTATAATAGTAGCTAATAAAAAGTATAGCATAGAATTATACACAGATTCGCAAGAAACTTCTTATAGTAATAATGTAACATATACTAATAAAATAACTGAATTTAGTTGCACAAAGAATAATAAAGATGGTACAAGTATTGTTTTGCCTGTGCGTATAGCTGATGTAGGAAATAAAGCATTCATAAGCGGTTTTACAAATTATCTTATATACCACGATTTTATTATAGACTATGATAGAAGTGTTATAGACAATATAAGAGTATTTATTGCAGATTTCTTAGACTGGTCTAGCAGAAAAAAAATTGATTATGATTTTTCAGCAATATTAATAGTTGATGAAGAAGTATATAACATAACTGGTATTGCTGTTGAAAAAATTGATGTGGGTAACTATAAATGTTTAGGCTCTGGTGATCAATATGCCATAGGAGCTATGGAAGCTTGTAACGATGTTAAAAAAGCCATAGAAATTGCATGCTCACAAGATGTATATTGTGGTGGACCTATAAACAAAATAGAAATTCAAAAGAATTAATCTATAATATTACTTCATTAATCACTCAATAAAGTAAGTTAAGATTATTAGTCTTGTAGCTGGACTTAAAATAGCTACACTAACTAGGAGAAATTATGATTAAAGAATTAGCAGATTTTAAGTATAAATTTATACAAGATGAAAATTTTGATGAGTACTTGTCAAAATTAATAGCTTTTGATAAGCCATTAATGTTAGATTTAGAAACAATAGGTCTTTATGGTAAAATAAGATTAGCTCAGTTTTACCAAGAAGACTTCGAGATGCCTATACTGGTAGAATATCCAGATATACATAGACTAGCTAATTTGCTAAATAAATGTATTGTAGTATGCCATAGAGCTACTTATGATATATCTACAATACAAGAAAATTTAGGTAAAATACCTTGGCGACCAAGAAATATAGAAGATACTTTTTATCTATCAAGATTATTTTTCTATAATAAAGAAAAATTTAAACTTGATGAGTGTATAACATATGCTCTTGGTTATAATCCTTATCATAAATTAAATAGTGATAAGTCTGATTTACAAAAGTCAGACTGGGATAATCCAGTTCTTAGCGAAGAGCAGAAGTTATATGCTGCTTTTGATGTATATTATATGTATGCACTATGGAAAGTAGTGAAGCAACAAAAAGACGATAAATCTTATAAGCTAGATATAATGACATTAAAAAGTAATCTAATGTTTCAAAGAAATGGGCTACCAGTTAATATTGCTAGAGTAAATAAAAGATTTGAAAATAATCAAAATGAAATAGATAAAATAGCTTTACCAATTAACTGTAATAGCTATCAACAAGTAAGAGCTTATATAGACAGTGATAAATCTGATGATGAAGGCTTAGCAGAATTATCAGCTCAAGGTAACGAAAGAGCAGTAGCTGTTAGACAAACTAGAAAATTAACTAAAGAAAATAGTTTTTTGAAAAAATATAGCACAGATGATGGAAAGATATATGGTATGTTTAGTCCAAGTGCTAGGTCTGGTAGAAGTACTTGTAGTAATCAGAACTTACAACAACTTCCTAGAAGTACAAAGGAATGCTTTGGAGTTGAAGAAAATGGTGATGAAGTAATGGTATACTCAGATTTTTCTCAGTTAGAATTGAGATGTATATGTGCTATTACAGGTGACACAGAAATGAAAGCATTATTTAATACTGGTATAGATATACACTCATACACAGCTGAAAGATTGTTTAACACTAATAAACTAACTAAAAAACAAAGGCAAATAGCCAAAACTTGTAATTTTGGTTTATTATATGGTGCCGGAGTAAATGTTTTTATGAAAGTGCTTTTAAAAAGTACTGGTGTATTATTGAATTATGATGAAGCTAGTGTTATATGCAGAAGATGGAAAAACTTATGGCCAGCTGTTAAAGAATGGCAACAAAAAGGCATAAAAGATTGGAGAAATAAAACACCTTGGCAAACTCCTTTAGGTAGAAGATATACAGCTAAAATGATGACTGACCAGTTAAATATCCAGGTCCAAGGAATGGGAGCCGAAGTAGCCAAGTTAGCTAATATTTTTATGGAAGATTATTTTAACGATGCTGGCTATGAATGGAGATTATGGCAAAGAAATTTTATTCACGACTCGTATATATTTGTATTGCCTAATAATGAGCAATTGTATAAAAAAGTTTGCACCATAATTGCAAATAGTATGCAAGAAGCTTGGTTTCATATGAGTAAATCTTGCAAAATAAAGAATTTACCAATGCCAACTAAAGTAAGTGTTGGTTATAATTGGGGTGATATTGATGATGATGGTATAACTGTTTATATCCATAAACAATAGGAGAATATAATGGTAGATAGTGATGAAATAAATTGGGAGCATAGATACAAAAACTTAGTTAAAGATATATTAGTTAATGGAGAAGAAAGAAAAGGCCGCAACGGCATTACAAAATCTTTGTTTGGCAAAATATTGAAAGTAGATGTAAAAAACCAAGGTTTTCCGATATTACAAGGCCGTAAAATGTATTACGAAGGTGTATTTGGTGAATTAGCTGCAATGTTGCACGGTGCTCAAACAGTTCAGGAATTTGAAAAACACGGTTGTAATTATTGGAAGTCTTGGGCTGATAAAGATGGCAAACTAAATATAGATTATGGAAGAGCTTGGAAAGACTTTAATGGTGTTAATCAATTAGATGAATTAATTCACAAGCTTAGAAAAAACCCAAATGATAGAAGAATGATAATAAGTGGGTGGCGACCAGATAAACTTGAAGAGTTAAGTCTACCTTGTTGTCATTTATTGTATCAATGGTATGTAAGAGATGGTAATATATTAGATATGATATGGTATCAAAGGTCTGTTGATACTATGATAGGATTGCCTAGTGATATAATATTTGCCGCAGCTTGGAATATGGTCATAGCTACTCAAGTAGGTATGATACCAGGAGAGCTAACTTTTATGTTAGGCGATACTCATATATATGAGCAACATTATAATGAAGCATTTAAATACATTAAATCAGTTGAGGGTCACTATTTTAAATATATAAACTCTTATATAGATAGAACGGCTACTGTCCATAATTTTAACAAGGATATGTTAACAATATCATCATACAGACCACAAAAATCAATCAAATTTGAATTAATAAAATAATGTTATGGAAAATATAAACAAACAAATAAAAAGGGCCATATCGTGGAATATGGAACGATATGAAAGAGAATTTAATTTTGAGCTTGCAAGGTCATTATTATTTGAAGAAGTTTATGAATTAAATATGGCTAGAAATGAAGTTGAAATATTAGATGCTGTAGGTGATATAACTTTTGTGTTTATAGGTATGCTATGGAAACTTAATATAGATGAGTATCATATAACAAGCTTATTTACTAGGTATATGACTATAAAAGATGATAATGAAACAATTAGTAAACATATCTTCGGTAGTGCGCTATATATTAATAACATTAGCGGACAGAAAAAAGAATTAGTGATGATGCTAATAGCATTAGCTTTATATTCTATTTTTGTTGTATGTTACACAAAATTAACTCATATAGGAATGTTAGACAAATTTAGTGACGTATTAAAAATTATCTGTGATAGCAATGAAACTAAATCTGTACCTAAAGAAAAAGTGTCTGCAGATATTAAAGCTAATGTTACAAAAGGCCCAAATTATGTAGAGCCACATAAAGAGTTACATAAATTAATTACAGGAGAATTATGAATAAACTAGATAAAATAGTAAAGACTTGTATTGATGAAGCAACTTTATCCAAAGCTACAAAAAGAAAAGTAGGAGCTGTAATAGTTTTGGCAGAAACTGGTGAAATAATTGGCAAAGGTCACAATTATGCTACAGATGGCGGGCCTTGTGAAGTAAATGGTGTAACAAGAAGTCAAGTTATGCATGCTGAAATAGCCGCAATTACAAATGCTAAAAAAAATTATGGCATAGATGTATTTAAATTTAACAAGTATCCAAAATATGATATGTATGTTACTCATCAGCCTTGCCGTGATTGTATGTTAGCTATAGAAAATGTAGGAATAAACAATGTTGTTATTATAGACGATTTTTTAAAGTTTGATAATAATAAAATTAGGTATGATTTAATACCGCCAGAAGTTAACAAAGCTTTAGCTGAAGTATTAACATATGGAGCTAAAAAGTATAAGCCAAATAATTGGAAAAAATGTAGCGACATTGAAAAATATATTGCAGCACTACTAAGGCATTTAGAGGCTCATAGAGCTGGTGAAATGCTAGACAAAGACAGTGGATTATTACATATAGCACATGCTTTAACAAATGCTGCTTTTGTAACATATTTTATAACTAATAAGGAGAGTATAAATGAAAAAAATAATAATAAGACCTAGTAGCATAGCATCATTTGTCAGTTGTCCTAGACAGTGGTATAATGTATTTATATTAGGTCATAACACTATACCTAATGTTAGAGCAGTAATAGGCACTGGTATCCACGCTGGAGCTGAAGCTTTATGGAAAGAAGCAATTAAAACAAAAGATAAAAGCAATCCAAATATGTCTATGGTAAACGATGCTGCAATAGAAGCATATGACGAAGAAGCTAAATTAGGTAATCTTCAATATGAAGAGGATGTTGATGATAACATAGCCAGAGCAACAATTCTAAAGGGTACTAAAGCTTTTATTGAAGATATAGTACCATATACTAAAATACCAATCAATGTTGAAACTCGTGTAACAGTAGATATAAACCATTGTATGGTTAAAGGTATAAGTGGCACTATTGATTATATAAGCCGAGACACGATTGCTGATATTAAAACTAGTAAAAGAAAAATAGTACCACAAAGTCATCAAATACAACAAAGTATATACACTTATTTAGCTGAAAATAATGGTTATAATATTAAGAATACCCTAATACAGGGAGTTGTTTTAGCTAAAACTAAAACTGTTGGCGGTATAGACCGCTTACAAACTAATATACGACAAGCTAAATATATTGTCAACAATTTATTAGACAGATTAGATGCTTTACATGCTGGGGTAGACCCAGATATGTTATTCCCAGGTAATCCAAAACACTATTTATGTAGCGATAGGTATTGTAATTTAAGACCAAGCTGTCCTTTTGTACACGGTATCAAATGAAAAAATAAGTTAATATGAAACTAACAAGTAAAGAAGCTATAGAATATGTTATAAAAGAGTATGGCTATAACAGCTATTATTCTATAGCCGCTGAGCTTAGCAAAACTGATACGGTAAAGGTTCAGACGATACAAATCAGTAATTATCATAAAGGTCGTAGAGTTATGGGACAAAAAGTTGCTGAACATTTTCTAGTTGTGTTTGGAATTGAAATAACAGATACATACCATTCTCAAGGGAGACCATCAGAATGGTAATGCCGCCGAGAAAATATCAGTTAGAAACAGCGGATGAAACTTTTACAGTAATAAAAGAATATGGTATTGTTTATCTGGCTATGGAAGAACGAACAGGTAAGTCAATAACTGCTATGTTAACAGCAGAAAAAAGTAAGTTAGTTAATAATGTATTAATAATTACTAAAAAAAATCCAATTGAAGATTGGTTAGAGACTTTAAGACAAACACCTTGGAAAACAAAGAATTATAATGTAATTAATTATCATTCAGTGCATAAAATACCAAAAATTAATTATGATATTATAATATTAGATGAAGCACATAATTACATATCTTGTTATCCAAAACGTAGTAAATTATGGGAAAAAGTTAAAGAAATTTGTTATACAAAACCAATTATATACATGAGTGCTACCCCTTATGCACAAGGTATGCAGTTACTATATAATCAATTTGCATTATGTATGTATAGTCCTTGGAAACAGTATTCAAATTACTACAGATGGTATAACGATTATGCTATTTTAAACGATAATGGTGAGAAATACTCTAAACGTATAAACGGTATTACATTAACTGACTATACAAAGGTCGATAATGATAGAATAAAAAAAGAAACAGAGCATTTGTTTATTATTAAAACTAGGGCAGAGTTAGGTTTTAAGCAAGAACCAAAAGATGTTAAGCATTATATAGAATTAAGTGATATTACTAAGTATGCTTATAATACATTACTAGATAACAATGTATTAGAGTTTGAATTAAATGGTAAAGATTATACAATAATAGCAGACACTACTATGAAATTAAGATATGCTCTTCATATGATTGAAGGTGGTACTATTAAAATTGATAATGAGCATATCTGCTTAAATATTAAAGAAAAAATTGACTATATATTAGATAAATGGGGTGACACAGATAATGTAGCTATTATGTACCAATATATAGCTGAATTTAATAAGCTTAAAAATGTATTTAAAAAAGCAGTACTATTGCAATCAACAAGCTATGCTGAAGGTATAGATTTATCACACATAGAACATTTGATAATATATAGCCAGAATTTTAGCGTAGCAAAGCATGTACAAAGACGTGCTAGGCAAGCTAATATAAATAGAACTAAAGAAATAAAAGTTAATTTTTTACTTGTTAAAAAAGCTATATCAGAACAAGTATACAAAACAGTCACCAAAAATAAAGTTA